AACGAAAGGGTGAACGAAAGGGTGAACTGGAGTGCACCCCAACCTTGGATCCGGGGAACCCAAAAGAACCCCCCCCTCTTAGCTCCCCCCAGGGAGAGGGACAAACCCCGGATGGCGCTGTCGCTGGGGACGAGGGAAGCGCTCTCGCGCTGGGAGAAGCCCCCGCTGCCGCGCTCGCGAACACCCCCGCGCCCCTCGCCCTCGTCCCGCCACTCTCGCGGGCTGTGCCGTTGTTCACCGCGCCCCCGCCCGACCATGGGCCTCTCGCGGCCCTGCCCTCGACGCCGACGCCGGCCCCCAGGGCCTCGGGGCCCCCGCGCTCCGACCCGCTGGACTGGGATCGCCCCGACGCAGCCATCGCGGCCTGCGACATCTGCAACAGCAGCGGGTACCTGACCTACGATGATGAGCACGGGACGCCGCAGACGGCCCGGTGTCCGCACGACCGCGCCTACATCGAGGCGAAGGCCTGCGAGAAAGGCTGGAGCGTGCTCGTGCTGCGGACCGGCACACGGCTGGGCAGCCCGGCCCGCGATCCATAGGCGCCGGCGGTTCCAACGCGTGCCCCGTGAGCGATCGTACGCACCCTGTGACTGGAGGACCTGACGCATGAGCGAAGACCGCACCCCGTACTTGCACCTCGTCCCCGCGCCACCCCCACTGCTGGCGCCCGTGAAAGCCCAGCTCCTGGCCGCCTGCCAGGCGCAGCAGGCCGCGCTGCTGGCCGAGATCGCCGTGCTCACGGAGCTGCACGCGCGCTACGCCGCTGTGGCGCAGGCGCTGCAGCGGATGCCGGGCGACGTCGCGGCGCACCTGGCGGGCATGCTCGCGGCGTTGGAGGGCGAGCGATGAAGATCTATCTGGCGAGCCGCTATTCTCGGTATCCAGAAATGCAGCAGGTTGCGCAGGATCTCGCCCAGCTTGGGCACACGGTGACCAGTCGATGGATTCTCGGCGATCACGACAGACGGACCCACGGCGCATCGGAATCCGCACGGTTTCTGCCCCTGTGGGCGGACGAGGACTGGCAGGACCTGCTCGTCGCTGACGTGTGTATTTCGTTCACGGAAGGACCTGGCGAGGCGCCAGGCCGCTCGCGTGGCGGGAGACACGTGGAGCATGGCATCGCCCTGGCGACGGGCAAGCGGTGCCTGGTCGTCGGCTACCGGGAAAACGTCTTTCACTGGCTGCCACGCGTCGAGTTTTTTCCCACCTGGGCTGCCTGTCGGGCCTGGGTGAGCATGCGCCTGGAGCCGCAGCCATGACCCCCGCGCAGCGCGTGCTGCTCGCGGTCTACGGCGCCGGCTGCCTGCTGCTGAGCGTGGCGTGTGCGCTGGTACTCGTGCGCTGGGTGGCGGTGCGCCTGGCGGTGGAGGGGCTCAGGTGAGGCACACACAGAGGAGCGAGCGGATGGAGACTCTCGATGCAGGCCGTCCCTACGGCACAACGCGCGCGGACTTCCTGGCGATCTGTGATGGGAAGATGACCGACTGGGTGGAAGAAGCGGAAAAGCTCCACGGGGTGTTGGAGCGTATCTCGACCGTGCACCTCAAAGACGGCCGTATCGTGATGTTGGGCAAGTTTGAGCGCAGTTGGTATGTGAACCTGTTCAATCCCGGCAACAAGGCGTCAGAGCGGGAGTTGCACTGCTTCTTGAGCTTCGAGGCGATGTGTGCCTTCTGGGGTCTGCATCAATATCTGTGCACCGCGCAGACCAATGAGCAGGCCTGGCAGGCGTTTATGGACGCCGTGATTGATCATCCTGGAGCCCAGGAGGCCCCATGATCCCTCTCGACGCCCAGGTCTGCCCGCTCGCCGCCGCCCGGACGCTCTGCGCCCTGGGCGTGCCCCAGGTGAGCCTCTACGGCTGGTACGCCGACCCGCAAGGCCGCCCGCGCCTGCGCCATCGCGCCACGGTGCGGCGGGCAGTGCTCGACGCGGCGGCGTTCACGGTGTCGGAGCTGCTAGCGCTGCTGGGACCCCGGTTCAAGGTGCTGCAGCAGTGCGACGATGGCCAATTCGAGGCCTGGGGCGCGGCAGCGGGCCATGCGCGGCGGGCAGCAGGAACCAGCGTGCCGGCGGTGCTGGCGGCGCTGCTGGAAGAGGTGACCACGCAGAGCAACGGACAGGAGGCCCACCATGTCGATGCCTGACCCCCTGCCATCTGACGACCGCTTTGCCTTCCTCGCGCGGCCCTCGCCCGGATGGGACCCCGAGGCGATTGGTCCGCCTCCCCCACCCATCTGCCACTGCATCAGGCCCGCCCACCAGCCCGGCCCGCTGGCGCCGTCGAATGGCACGCCGCCCAGTACGCATCCGGTCGCTGCAGACCTGGTGGAGGACCTGGCACGGGTCTGCTGGGTGAGTGGACGGGACAGCCTGCCGCCGCTGGAGGTGACCAGTTGGGGCCAGACCGCGTGGCAGGAGGCGGTGCCCGGCTGGGCCGTCCGCTGGGAGGGGCGGGTGGTGCTGCTCGCCACCGGGGAGGGCGAGGTGTGGCTGTGGAGGCATGCGGCGGACTGGGAGCTTGCATTGGTGCGGCTGGTGGCAGACAGGAGGGCCAGCGTATGACCCGCGTCCTCCGCTCCCCCTGGGCCTGCGCCCTCCTGGCCTGCCTGCTCGCCCCCCTCGCCCACGCCCAGCCCGCGGGCATCCCGCTCGCCTGGGACGCCCCGGCGCTGCCACCCGGTCTGCAGCTCACCGGCTACCGGGTCTATCGCCGCGTCGGGAGTGGGCCCATGGCGGCCCTGACGGTGGCGCCACTCGCCCCCACCGTGCGGACCTACGTGGACGCCAGGCCGCACCGCACGGCGCGGAATTGCTACCGCGTGACGGCGATATTCACCGCCGACGAGAGCCAGACGAGCAACGAGGTCTGCGGCGCCGCGCCGCCCGTGGCGGGGACGGCGGCGCCTCAACGGCTGCGATGGTGAAGGGCGGGCGCTTGACAAGCGTGGCGTGCTCGTGACACAATTCCCGTAGCGCTGCGCTGCCGGGCTCGTCCTGGCGGCCAGCGCTTTTTTTGTTCCACCATGCGGCGCTGGGGGGCTCGCGATGGGCGCGGGTACCCTCCCGGTGCGGCCCCGCTATTCGTGTACAGAGTATTCTGGTATGCCGCAACAGAAGCAGGAACACATTTTGGCCCGTCGGCACGAGGTCGCGACCCTCTATCTGGCCGGCCATCTGCAAGCCGAGATTGCGCGCGTGGTCCACGTCAGCCAGCAACAGGTGAGTGCGGACCTCAAAGCCCTCCGCGCGCAGTGGCAGGCCTCCGCCCTGCGCGACTTTGACGCCTCGAAAGCCCTGGAGCTGGCCAAGATCGACCAGGTCGAGCGCGCCTGCTGGCTGGGCTGGGAGCGCAGCTTGACCCCGAAAACCACCATCCTGGCGGAGCGCAAGACCGGCGAGCACGCGGGCCGCAAGCGCAGCCGACGCCGGGAGGGGCAGGCGGGAGACCCGCGCTTCTTGGAGGGCGTGCTCAATTGTGTCAAGCAGCGCTGTGCGATCCTCGGGCTCTCGGCCGAGACCGAGGCGCTCACGGACGCGGCGACTGGCCTCGCCGGACTGCTCGCCCAGGCACGCAGTCTGCCACGCGCTGCGGTCCCTTCCCCCGCGACTGTGTCGGCGGAGGCGTCTGCGCCTTCCCCCTCCATGGCGGAGGCGTAACCCATGCCCGCACTGGCACGCGCGCTCGCCCCCTCCGCTCAGGCCGCCTTGTGCGACTACCTCGCCCTGCGCGAGCTGTGGCGCGACTCGACCATGCTCTACGTGCGGCAGCGCTTCGGCGTCGAGCCCACCTGGCAACAAGCCGCGATCCTGGAGGCGATTCTCCCTCCAGGCGCCAAGGTGACGGTGCGCGCGGGGCATGGCGTGGGGAAGAGTGGCTGTGCCGCGTGGATTATCTGCTGGTTCCTGGAGACCCACGATTTTGCCAAGGTGCCCTGTACGGCGCCGACGGCGCACCAGCTCCGCGACGTGCTCTGGGGGGAACTCTCCAAGTGGCGCCGCGCCGCCGACGAGCTGAGCGCCCAGCGCGGCGACCCCCCGCGCTTCTGGCTCTCCACGCTCTTCAAGCTCACGACCGACAGCCTCTACGATCCCGGAGCCCGGGAATGGGCCGCGCTCGCTCGGACGGCCCGCAAGGAAACCCCGGAAGCCCTGCAAGGCTTTCACGCCCGCCATCTCCTCTTTCTCCTGGACGAAGCGAGCGGCATCCCAGAGCCGATTTTCGAGACCGCCGAAGGCGCCCTGACCTCGCCGGATGTTCGCCAGCTCATGCTTGGCAACGCCACCCGCACCACAGGCACCTTCTACGCCTCGCACCACAAAGACCGCGGCGCCTATACCGCGCTGCATTTCCGCTCGCAGGAGTCGCCCCTGGTGCCGGCGGGCTACCGCGAGCGCCTCGTCAAAAAGTGGGGCGAAGGCTCGAACGTCGTGCGCGTGCGCGCAGACGGCGAGTTCCCGAAGCAAGAAGACGACGTGCTGATCAGCCTTGAACTCACTGAGCCGTGCCTGACCCGCGACCGGGTGCCTGGGGTAGGGCTGCGCCGGTTGGGCGTGGACGTGGCGCGGTTTGGGAGTGACCGTATCACGCTCGTGCTGCGTCAGGGCCGGATTGTCGACCACATCAAGATCTACGCCAAGCAAGACACGATGCAGACGGTGGGCTGTGTGGTGGCTGTGCTCGACGCCTGGCAGGTTGAGGAGATCGACGTGGATGTCATCGGCCTAGGGGCTGGCGTATACGACCGGCTGGTGGAAGTCATGGCTGAGCGGCACAGGCAAGGGCTGTACGTCTGTGCGGTGGTCGCCGTCAATGTCTCGACCGACCCGCCAGACCAGCCGACGCCCGGCGAACCGCGCCCCAGGTTGCTGCGCGATTATCTCTGGCTGGAGATGGCGCGGTGGCTCCGCGAGGACGCCCCGGTGTTCTGCGCCGAGGATCACGAGGCCTGTGAGGACCTGGCCGGGGAACTGGCGAGCGTGCACTATAGCCTCGATAGCCATGGCCATATTGTCGTCGAGTCCAAGGACGAAATGAAAAAACGCCTGGCGCGCCTGGGCCATGTCGGGCACTCGCCTGACCTGGCAGACGGCCTGGGCTGCACCTTTGCGCCCACGATCGTTGCCGGGACCGGCGACATCGAAGACGCGCCCGAGGGCCACTACCAGGCTGAACGGAGGGGCCGCTATGGGTTGGCTTAGCTCCGCCGTCTCCTGGCTCGCTGGCTCCACGATTGACCGCCTCGTCGCGGTGAAGCTCGCCGAAGCCCTGCCCGGTGCGGGCGGCATCGACAGCGACGAGAGCCTGTATCGGCGGTTGACCGGCAGCGCGGGGCGCGATCTCACGCCGGTGACGCACGCACGGCAGCAACAGATTGCGCACTATCTGGCCCGCACGAACCCGTTTGCGCGCTGGCTCCTCAACACCACGCGGGATTTCGTCTGCGGGGAAGGCGTCACGGTGAAGGCCGCAGATCCGGCGATCCAGCAGGTCCTGACGGCCTGCTGGGACGATCCGATCAACCGGATGGCGCTCAAGTGGCCGGAAAAGGTGCGCGAACTGGGGCTCTTTGGCGAGCAGTGCTGGCCGGTGTTCGTGAACCAGAGTACGGGCCTGATGCGGTTGGGCTACATCGACCCGAGCTGCATCAAAGAGGTGGTGCACGATCCCGACAACGCCGAAGAGGCGATAGGCGTGATCATGAAGGACACCACCGAGCAGCCCGGCAAGAAGCTGCGCATTCTGAAAGGCGGCGAGGATGAGGATCTGTTTGCCTCGACGGCACTGCGCTTGCGCATGGAGGAGTTCATTGACGGTGACTGCTTCTTTTACGCCATCAACAAAGCCTCTGCGGGCGAAACGCGCGGCATCAGTGACCTGTTCGCGCTCGCAGATTGGCTCGACGGCTACGAACAATTGATTTGGAATACGCTGGATAGAACTGGTTTTATCAACGCGTTTTGCTGGGATGTGACGCTGGAGGACTTCACCGAGCCCCAGATCGCCGACTGGAAGCGGAAGAATCCTCCACCCAAGCCGGGCTCCTTGTTCGCCCATAACCAGAAGGTGAAAATGCAGGCCGTGACCCCAGACCTGCAGAGCGAAGACAGCGAACGCCACGCGCGCATCTTTCGCAATCACATCCTGGGCGCTTCGGGCTTCCCCGAGCACTGGTACGGCGGCGGCGGTGATGTCAACCGCGCCACGGCGGCGGAGATGGGCACGCCCACGTATAAGGCGCTCCAATCGCGCCAACTGGTCACGCGCTACATTCTGCAGGACATCCTGACGATGCAGGTGCGCGAAGCACAAACCCGGCGGAGCGAGCTGCGCCGCGTCGAGGACGTGTCGTTTGAGATCATGATGCCGCGCCTGTCGATCCTCGACCTGGTCAAAGCGGCGACCGCGCTCAAAGACATCGCCGCGGCGGCCATCGTGGCGCAGGATCGCCAGTGGATAGACCCCGAACAGGCAGCCCGCCTCTTCGCCGCGGCGGCGGCCCTGGTGGGCGTGGACCTGCCCGCCGAGCAGATGGACGAAGATGCGGACGACGATCGGCGTGTGACCGCTGAGTACCGAGGGAGGTAGGGATGCAGTTGCTGCAGAAGGTCCCTGAAGGCGGTTTGTATACGAAGGCATTGGTGAGCTGGAAGGTGCTGACACCGCAGCATCCTGAAGCGTTTCGTCTTGCGTTGTGTGTGCCGCTGGGGCGTCAGCGGTATGTGCTCCTGAAAGTGACGTGCTCGTACAGGCGCAAGTACACGCGTGCACAGCTCACGGGGCGTCCGTGGACTGCCGCGTGGTTCAGTTGGCACGTCCTCCGCGTGAGGGCGGAGGACGCGGACGATGATCGACGGGTGACTGAGGACGAGAGGGAGCGGTAGGGATGGAGCCACCAACGTACTGGAATGGCGAGCCATGCCATGCGCGTCGTGTGCGGGTCATCGTCGGCGACGCGCCACGCCCCACCTGGTGGTGTGCGCACCTGATAGGGGAGCAACGCGAGGCGGTCGAAGTCCACTATCACGGGGCGATCTTTTCCCTGGACAATGCGGACGGTCAAGGGTGGGAGAAAGTCACGGGCGGACGCGGCTCCCCGGGGGTGGCGCATCGCGCGCTCCCTGTCGCGCGCGTGCTGCCTGGGGAGAGGAGCCGCTAACCCATGGCCCTTGCGACACCGGACGAGGCGATTGCCGAGGCCCAGGCCGCCATTGAAACCGCACAGGCCACGCGCGTACGCGAGACCCTCGCCGTGCTGCGCGACCTGCGCGAGGACCTGCTGGCGCGCATCCGGCACGCCGGTGGGCTGGCCCTGGAGCACCTCCAGGCGCTGCGCGATGCCATTGACGCCGGGGTGGGGCGCCTGCGGGAACGGCTGGGCGCCATCGTGCAGGACGGCCAGCGCGAGGCCATCCGCCAGGGCGCCGGGATGGTCCAGGAGACGCTGGCCACCCTGGAGCTGCCCGTGCTGGTGCCTGATGTGACCGAGGGCCTGCTCCTGGCGACGCGCGACACGACGCTGGGGCTGGTGCAAAACCTCTCGGACAGTCTGCGCGCCGACCTGGTGCGTGAGATCCAGCTGGGAACGCTGGGCATCAAAGATCCTTTTGAGGTGATGGAAGAGATCGGCAAGCTCCTCGACGCGGAAGGTGTCACCGGCTACGCGCACCGTGCCGAGGCGATTACGCGCACCGAGATTGGGCGCGTCCAGAGCCAGGCCACGCAGGCCCGCCTGGAAGACGCGCAGCGCACCATGGGCGACCGTGTGCAGAAGGAATGGCGCCACTCGGGCCTGGCCCGGAACGCGCGTGCCAGCCATGTGGCGGCCCACGGGCAGCGGCGGCTGGTGCGGGAGACGTTCAGCGTCGGGGGCGTGGCGCTGATGTATCCCAGGGACCCGGCGGCGCCGGCATCGGCCACGGTGAACTGTCGTTGTATTTGTACCCCGTATGTCGCACCACGCTAGGAGGATGAGGGCTATGGCGGACAAGCCTGAGCTGTCGAAAGAGCAGATTGTCGAGCTGATCAAAGCGCGCCGCCCCGAGCTGCTGCGCGAGTACGTCGAACCAGGCTATATCGAGGACGAGGAACTCATGGCGATCCTCGCCGAGGCGCTCACGCCGCCGCCGATGATCGCGGGCGAACTGCTCTCCACCGGGTTTGGTCCTGCCATGCCCCAGCCGCGTGACGTAGACCTCGACGGCCTCATCAAGGCCGCCGGCCTGGTCTACCACGATCACGTGCAGCGCCTCCAGCGGCGCCCGGATGGCACGGATGGCCTCATGTGGCAGCGCACCGAACGCCCGATGACGGGCGCGGACGTGCTCGCCTGGCAGTTCGACGGCGACGCGGTGGTGGTGGTGACGAAGGACGGGCAGAAACTGCGCTTTGACGGCGGGGGGCAGGCGCAGAATCTGTTGGAGGGCTAGCGCGCCATGGACACGGCGGGGTGGAGCACGGCGTACAGCGATTGGCAAGCGATGTGCGAGGCGATCACGCACCAGGCCGATTTTCCCCTCTCCCCAGGTGAGCGCGGCCTGGTCTTTTACCTCGTGGCGAGCCCGCCGACCGCGCCGCTGCGCGTGTCCCAGGTGCAGAGGTTGGTGGAGCTCAAGACCAGGTGGGAGCGATTGCATCCCCCACCGGCCACGCACGAGGAGGTGTTCGATGGCCCTCTCCTTTGAACAGATCCGCGAGCACCTGCGCGCGCTCATCCGCGAGCGCTGGCTCGGGCGCGACTACTGGCTGCGCGACGTCTACCCCGACTTCTTGATCATGCAGGACTGGTCGGACGACATCACGTACTACCGCGTCTCGTACACGGTCGACGCGGACGACGTGATCACGCTGGGGGAGGATTTCACGCCGGTGCGGATGCTCGTCGATTACTTGCCGATCGCTGAAGCGGTCACCCTGCACGAAGCCGCCGATACCGACGGCTGGCAGTGGCAGGTGGTCCTCATCGCGCCTGGGCTGAGTAAAAACGGCGTGTTCTACCCGGCGGAGGTCCTCAAGGAAGCCGCGCCGCTGTTCGAGGGGGTGCGCGCCTTGTCGCGCAGCGATGAGGGGCACCTCAACGATAAGGAAAAGAGCGTTGAGAACATCGTCGGGTGGTTTGACACCGTGTCCTATGTCGAAGGCGTCGGGCTGGTCGGGACCTTCCACATCACCGCGGACGCGGGCTGGCTCAGGCTCAAAATCCGCTCCGCCTGGGATCAGGGGAAGACGGACCTGGTGCAATTCAGCATCGTCGCCAGCGGGACTGGCAAGCGGCAAGTCGTCGATGGGAAGTTGGTCACGTACGTGGAGGCGATCACGCACGCCGAGTTCGTGGACACGGTGGTCAACGCGGCTGCCGGTGGTCGGGTCTTATCGCTTGTGGCCTCGCAGGGGGCACAGAAAGGGCAGGAAATGCTCGCACACTTGCTGAAACTCCTGGAGGCGAAGCGGCCTGACCTCCATGCAAAAATCGACCAGGCCAACGTGACCGAAGAGCAGGTGCTGGCGCTGCTCACTGAAGCCGTGCCCACGCCTGCGCCCACGCCCACACCCACGCCCGCGCCCGAGCCCACGCGCCTGGCGGAAGCCGAGCAGCGCCTCGCCGCCCGCGAGCAGGCGATGGTGCAGCGCCTCACGCTCATGGAGGCGAGCATGGGCCTGCGGGAAGCCATGGGCACGTGTACGCTCCCCCCAGCGGCACGCGAGCGCGTGCAGCGGACCTTTCAAGCGCGCCTCGACGCGGGGACGGCGTTCACGGAAGCCGAACTCACCCAGGCGATCGATGCTGAGCGCGCCTACCTGGGGCAGCTCCACCGCACGGGCGTGGTCACGGGATTTGGGCCGGGGGTGGCGTCCCGCCTCCAGGTGACTGAGGCGCAAGAAGACAAACTCGCCCAGATGCTCGATGACTTTTTCGACCATCGCAACCCCCAGCGCAAGAACAAAGTGCACTCGTTCAAAGAGTGTTATATCGCCATCACCGGCGACACGCGGTGCACCGGGCTCTTGCGCGAGGCCGTGAACCTGCAGGGCGCCTACTCCCTGCGGGAATCACTGACCAGCACGAGCTTCGACCAGATCCTGGCCGATACGCTCAACCGGCAGATGGTCCGCGACTACGCGCGCCTCAACCTCACCGAATGGCGCGCCATCGCCGACGTGGTGCCGGCCACGGACTTCCGCACCCGCCACCGCACCCGCATGGGCGGCTACGGCAACCTGCCTCCCGTAGCCCAGGGCGCGCCGTACACCGCGCTCACCAGCCCGACGGACGAAGAAGCCACCTACGCGGTGACGAAGCGCGGCGGCACGGAAGACCTTACATTGGAGATGATCCGCAATGACGACGCGGGCGCCATCCGCCAGATCCCGATCCGGCTGGCGCGCGCCGCGGCGCAGACGCTGCATGAGTTTGTCTTCGACTTTCTGCGGCTGAATCCGGCGATCTACGACGCCGTCGCGTTGGGCCACGCGAACCACGCGAACCTCGCCACCGTGGCGTTCTCTGCCGCAGAGTGGATGGTGCGCCGGCGCATGATGCGCGACCAGACGGAAGCCGGGAGCAGCAAGGCGCTGGGGCTCAGGCCCCGGACGCTGGTGATCCCGAACGAGATCGAAGAGGCGGCGTATAACGCGTTCCGTCAGGACACGAACAACGAGCCGCG